GGCTAGAAATCTGACCTCAACGGGCAAGATGCCGACCATTCGCGCGTGGAGATGTTGCGAGGCGATGGCTGGGAATACGCCACCACGAAAGACGTGCAGATGGCGACGGAAGATACCGTGAAGGGCCGCGACAAAGAAGGATTCTCCAACGAGATTCGCTCTGGCGACCGCCGACTGATGAAGGTTCCCATGATGCGCTGGCGCGAAATGCGCAAGGCGCAGAACCTCGAAGCGATAGCGCAAACCCATCCAGCAGGCCGCAGCGGAGAAGGCTCGCCAATGGGCGTGGGCAACACGCTTCCCGGAGTACGAACGTATCTCTCCGATGAAACCGTGGAACAGATTCGCGGACGTGCAATAACCGGCGAAGGTGGCAACGCTTCCGTAGCCCGAGTTAAGTAGCGAGGAGAAATCATGTCGAATTTTGCTGACGCAATCGAACCGAATCAAGACTTGGGCGGAGCGGTATCCTTTCCCATCTCCTACGCTGTGGAAGAAGCGGGACAAACTTTCGTCTATGGCGTGCCCGTGCAAATCAACTCGACAGGCATCGGCACAGCGGACGGCGGCGTAGCGATCTGGGATGGCGCTGGCCTAGTCGCGCAAATCGCCGGCTTCTCCGCGCAGGCTGCAAACAATCTTGCAACGACTGGCGCAGGCGCACCGGTTGGATTCTCGCCCATTCTTGGGCCTGGCTCAGTGATTGGCAGTTACGCAGCGAATGCGAATCAGCCGCTTGCGGTCATCACTCCTCCGATGGTTCCCATCACGGATGGTTTCAGTTATTTCTTCGTCGCTGCGCCCACCACGGTATTTATCGGCAAGCTCGGCACCAGCGCGACAGTGACACCTGTTGCGACCACGAACGCAATGAATGGCTTGGCGTTCGGGCTGACCAAGGACACTGGCAACCCGTTCTGGTACGTGGACACCAACAAGACCGGCGCAAACGCAGCGGTGCGCATCGTCGGACTTGACCCGCGCGACCCCGTTGGCACTGCGGGCGGACACGTTCTCTTTGTCGTGTTGCCTGCGGTAGCGCAAATCTTCGATTAGTGGCGGAAAGGATTTAAGGAGTGCTCTTGTTTATGACAGGGGTCGCAAAGCCAGACAACTTCCAGAGGTTTGGAATAGTCGGGATGGTGTCCCTCGGGAATGCATACGACTCCGCATCGCGTGCAGTGGTCAGGGCGCTTCAGCTTCCCAGTTCTAACGGTGTAGGATACTTTCAGTCTGGCGAGAACCTTCTCCGGATTCTTTCGGTATTCAGAATTTCTGTACTGTCTGGCGTACTCGCGGTCTTTCTTTTTCTGCTCGGCGCTTCGATTCCTCTTCCACTTTTTGTGATAAGCAGAGAGCTGCTTTCTGTTTTCTTCGGCGTACTGCTTTTGATATGCGGCTTCTTTCTCTTTGTTGAGCGCGTATCTTCGCATCCGAAGTTCAATGATGTGCTCTCTGTTTTTCTTGTATTTCTCTCTGTCGTAGGCTTTTTGAACTTCACTGTCCTTGAAGGGCATAGGAGCACAGCATAACATGAATAACCTTCTCTCGCGCAATATGTTTCCACCGCTGTTGGCTCCTGGGTTACGTCACATATTCGTTCAGTTCTTCGATTTGAAAGAACATGCGCCGCAGTACACGCACTACATGAACGAGATGACCAGCGAAGATGCCTACGAGATTGACTACGAACTTTCCGGCACCGGGCCAATGCCCTTGATGCCGGAAGGCACTCGTCCACAAACGGATGGAATCTTGCAGGGCGGCACCAAGAAGTATGTGCACCTGCAATACGGTCTGCTCTCGGAAGTGACGCGGCAGCTTATCGCTGATGACAAGTATGGAATCATCAAGCGCGTTCCATCGGCGCACGCAAGAGGCGGACTCTTTGGGCGCGAAGCGGCAGCGGCTTCCCTCTTCAATCTTGGCGGCACTTCCATCACGACTACCAACGGCGCAACGCTATTCAATACCGCGCAACCGCTCATGGGCGGCTCCAGCGCAACCACCACAGCGCCGAACATTTCGACTATCATCAATTCGCCTGGAACGTATCCGAATCGCCCCACGCCGGATACCGACGAGAGTTTCACCGCGATTCAGCAAGCCATCAACATGTTCACGCTCCAGCCGGATGACCGCGGGATTCCCGTGCATGTTCGCCCGAAGTGGCTGATTCATGCGCCGCAAAACCGCTGGATTACGCGAGAAATTCTCGGCTCACCAGGGAAGCCCAACACAGCGAATAACGACCTGAACTCGCTGATTGCAGAGAACCTGCAAGGGCTGGAACTGAACTATCTGACATCGCCTTCCGGGTGGGGACTCATCGCCGACAAGGAAGGGCATCTTTTGAAATTTTACGATAGAGAGCCCTTGATGGCTCAAACAGATGATGATTTTAAGACTCAAGTCCTGTTATTCTTGAGCACACAGAGATTTTCTGTTGGAGCGACAAGTTGGAGGGGTACATTTTTTTCTTACGGACCCTAGGTCATATCTAGCAAAGGACTTATGGAAACCAAGGTCTGCTTGGAATGCGGCAAGGAAAAACGCATCGAGACTTTTGGAACTTGTAAGAACGTACAGCACCAAAAGTCCGGAAAGGCAGTCGTTCGAAGGAAGAATATCTGCCAGACCTGTTTCAGCAAAAGACAGAAGGCTCGCGTCCAACTGTCAATGCTTGAAGCCTTTGATTGGAAATGTCAGTGTTGCGGCGAGAATCATCCTGAGTTCCTTTCGCTTCAGCATGTTACGGGATTCGGTAGGACGCTCGGTAGCAGGGCATCCTTCAAAGAAAAGATTTTCGCGCGTAAGCACGGTTGGAATCGAGAGCACTTTTCGGTTTTGTGTTACAACTGCAATGTGACACGGCAATATTTTGGGCGCTGTCCGCATCAGGTTGGTGACACACCTGAGCAGGCGATTGAAAGACTCAGGAAGAAAGCGGAACCGAAACGGTACTACGTCAACGCGCGATTCGTTAACAAAATGCTTGAGAAGGTGGAAAAGGAAAGTTCTTGAGCGAGAACGGACACAAGCCGCAAGTTCCAAGCACCACGCTCACGCTGGTCATTGTCTTTGACCAGATGACCGGAGCGGTGAACGTGAATGGGCCAGTAGAGAACGCACTTGTTTGTTACGGGATGCTTGAAGCGGCGAAAGATGCAGTGCGCTATCACGCTATGGAACGAGCGAAAGGCCAGCGGATTCTGCCAGCGACAGCGGTGCCGTTTTTGAAGCAATAGGAGCGCAGCGATGCCATTCACGAACTTTCCAAATGGAGTGACTTCTTTCGGCATCCCGCTCTTGGGCGGCAATCCCGTCTCTGTGCCCATCGGGTCACAAGGCACGGCATGGATAGTGGACGGCACCAACGGCAACAACGGAAACAGCGGCACCGACCCCAGCCAAGCGTTCAAAACCATCACCAAGGCTCATGCGGTAGCGACGGCAGGCGATACGATTTTCATTCAGCCCGGCTCCTACGAGGAGAACGTCGTCATCACCAAGGACTATATTTCTTTGATTGGCGCGCAACTCGGAGGCTATGGACGGCCGGACATTGGCGGAGCGGTAGGCGTTGCGCTCTCTGTCAGCGGACAAGGCTTCGTGGCGCGTAACTGCCGGTTTTTCGCAACTGGTAACGCCGATGCTGTGATTCAGACTGGAAACGGTTACGAGTATTCCAACTGCGTATTCGATGGCGCTGCGGCGCAGGCAGCGAAAGCGCTTTTGCGCTTACTGCCTTCCAGCACAGATACCCATTTGACGGCCAGCGAAGGATTCATTGCCAACAATTATTTCAGAGGAGCGCCCGCCGCGGCATTTGCGCTCATCTTCGATACCGGCGCGGCTCCCGTTGGCGTCGGCTCCTCGGACAATCTCATCGTGGGCAACCGCTTCAGCCAGAATGCCGGCGTGGACATTGAAACCGCCAAGACTGGCGCGGCGGGAACCTACTCCGTAACATTCGTCGTCATCCACGGAAACATCTTCGAGGACAAGAACAAAGCGACCTACATCGACATCACCACTAACAGGGATGGCGCAGCGGGCAACCAGAGCGGGACAGTGAGCGGAAACTACTTCGCTTCCGACACCATGACCACCACGAAAATCAAGGCGGTGGGAACCGCGTTCACTTTCCCCGGAAACTACGATACCGTTGGCATCTTCGACGGTTCCGGCCTCGACTAAAGGAGTCTCATGCGCTGGCGCGGGTTTGGCGACTATACCTACACAACTTGCGCGAGATGTCAGCGCAAAGTCCCGATTGCCGACTGCGCCTGGGACGCTGGCCTGTTGGTGTGCACCGACTCGCTTTACGGTTGCAAGGACAAAGCCATCAACGGGTCCTTCGAGTTTCGGGAAGCGCGCGAAGTAAGTCGAGACAGGCAAGAGCTTGTGCCGGACCCGAAGCTTATTCATCCGGTGGACGTAAGCGCACAGCTTGAGAATCTTCCAGCTAGCGCGGGAACTTTCGACTAATGGCACAAATCGCTGCGAATCCCTGGAGCTTCACCAACGCTGACCAAGCATCCAGCTTTGCGATTACCAGCATCGTGCGCAACAGTCAAGGCTCGGCGCTCGTTACTTGCGCCGCTCATGGATTCGTTGGCAACGAACAAATCAGCATTCAGGGAACGACGACAGCAACAGGCTGGCGCGGTGGGTATCGCGTACTGGCCGTTCCTTCAGCGACTACGTTCTTGATAGCCATTCCCGGATACAAGAGCACTCTGGCCAACAACGGCGCAAATGGAAACGTGCTGACCGCTGCGTATCTGGACATCATCCGCGCGGAACAAATTCTATGGGACAAGACCGGAGCGGGAGAGACGCTGTTGCTCACCGACGTAAACGGCAACATCGTATGGAATCCGCACACCACGGTCGCCGATGCGCCCTACACCTACGGGAAAGTGTTCTACATTCGCGGACTGGTCATCAACACGCTTCCCGGAGCGGGCAACGTGCAGATTACTGTGAACTAGGAAGAGGCATGTGGGAATCCAAGTCAATTCGGACGGTTATTTTGAGGTCAGCTACCAAGGGCCGTACTCTGGGCTTCACGTCCAACTTCCTGAAACTCTAATCCCCGACTCCGCTTCTCCCAACACCAACAACTTCATGCTTCGTAACGGAGAGTTGCGCTCTCGCCCGAAACTTCAACTCGAATTTATCAATCCCGACCAGAAGAATCCTGGACTCGGCACGTTCAGCTTCTTGGATGTCAATTCCGTCTGGCATACGGTGCTCTTTACCGCACGCGCATTGTGGCAGCTCAAAGGCAACGCGCAGACTCTTGCCGCACAACCTTGGGATTATCTGGGAGGGCCAACTCTTGTTGACGGAAACCCTGTCGCGTATCAAGCGTTTGCGAACGTGCTGTACTACACCAATGGCGGGACGCAACTGGTTTCCTGGGATGGACTCTCGCAGATTCCCACGTTTGCGAATGCCGGCGCGCCGGGAGCTACGTCGGTCGCAGCGATTCCCATTGCTGATGCGCCCACAGTGGTACCCGGCTCGACAGGGCCGCTTTCGATTGGCGCGCTGTACCTTGGAGAACTGAACAACCAGATTCTTCTAGCGAATGTCTCCGTGCTGGACAACGGAAGTGGCGCAACCTTTCAGTTTCCGCAACGGCTCTGGTGGAGCGCGAACGGCATACCGACGCAATGGGACCCACTAGCGAACACCAGCGCGGGATTCAACGACTTCCTTGACGTTCCGGATGTGCTCACGGGACTTATGACCATCGGCGTGCAAGGGTTTCTCTTCCGCGCGAACGGCATCTCACAATTTACAACGACGGGACGCACGCTGACGCCGTTCCAGTTTGACCATCTCTGGGCTTCGACGCATGGCATCGGAAACGTCTTTCCGTGGAGCATCGCGCAGTACGGCCCTTCGGGATTTTTCGCTTCCACGGAACAGGTTTACCGGATGAGCGTGAACAGTTTCGAGCCCATCGGCGGAACAGCGCGAGACGCTATCTACGCGGACTTGGCAGCGGCCAGCGATACTCCGGTAGGTTCCTTCATCCCAAGCCTCGGACTGGGCTACAACTATCCGCTCTACACCATCTCGATTCCGCTCACAACGTTCACGCGGCACTATCAATTCGCGCAAGAAGACAACAACTGGGCACCGTGGGACACCCAAGGGTTGCTCATCATGGGACGACCCGAAACGGTGTTCACCGGGCAGCTTCCTTCGTTTGGGATTCCCGGAGTTTTTCCGCCCTCGGTTTCCAAGGGTGGCAGCGGAACATCTGGCGGTAGCGGTGGAACGGGAGGAGGAGGTGGTGGTGGTAGACCTCATGACCCACGACTCCCTAGAGAAACATGAGTGCTCTCTCTAACGGTGGAATCTCACAACTTGCCAGTGTAGCGCTCATGCCGATGCAGGATGCGACTACAGGAGCTTGCGGACTATATGCTTTCGACCCTCTCTTCGGATTCAATGACCCTGTGAATGCTTCCGTGCACTCCTACAAAGTGGAAGAGATTATGCACGGGCGCACGCCGACAGTGACGCGCCTGCTTGTAACCTACCGGGACTTGGGTATTGTGCGTGTGATTTTCGCATTCACGTTCACCGATGATAGCGGAGCTACGCAGAGTTCCTTGATTCCCGCAGAGCTTGGCAATGCGAAACAAACCAACAAACTCATCACCAAGATACTGTTCCCTAACTCCGCTATCACTGGGCAGAATCTCCAGTTGACCATCAACCGCGCTGCGAATGCCGGGCCGCTCTCCATTGTGAAAGTAACGATTTG